TCGTATAACTCTGTTTTTTTAGCTTGTATTCTGTCAAAAGCTGCTTGTGTGCCAGAACGTATTACAGAGCCAACTTCCTCTTTACTGCCTGCTGGTGCGCCAAACTTGAGGGCTATTTTTTCGTTTTGGTCAGCAAGTTGTCGTGCCAGCTTATCGCGGCTTTCTCCGATAATATCGGCAGCAAATAAAGTTGTACCTAAAGTTTCTTCAAGGTTTGCCACAGACGGCCTGCCTGTTAGTGTTGCTGCCGTACCTTCAACACCTAACCTCGCCATATCTTCGGCGCGTTGTCCTGGGCCAATTCCAGATAACAGTTGTGTGCCTTTTTGCACCCCTGTTTTAAGACCACGCATGGTTGCGTCACCAATACGGCCCCCTGCGAACTCGACAGCTAAATTTTGCGCTGTTTGGCCTGCCTGTTCAACAGGGCCACCCCTGTCTATGCCGCCAGGTGTCATGAATGAAACAGTTTGGTCATAAATATTGCCAGCAGTTTCCGCGCCTAAAGCAGCCGCTAAGGGCACGGTGTAAATTTCTTCTGGCGTTGCAACTTGCGGCCCTGCCTGCCCTGCAAGAACGGCTGTTGCAGTGCCTAAACCGCCGCCGATCATCGAGGCAACGTCACGCCCACTTTCAACAATGTCGCCTACATCCACGCGAGGGGGGAAAACCGATTGAATAAAACCAGGTGGATCAACAACTTTCAACGTGCCATTATCCACAAAAAATAGCTGGTCAGCCCCGCCATATTCGTCCAGATTAATATCTGGATTAGCTTGTTTCATTTCGTCTGCTGTAAATGCCTGCCCATAATATTCAGCCAATATGCGCTTTTTTTGCGCTTTCGGAGCAGAACCAAGCTGTTGACGTATTGCCAAAGGTGCGCCTGTCTTCAAATCAACATTTAATTCATCAGCCATCTGTTTAAGTCCCTGGCAATTTCAGTGTTTTTGGTTGGTTGGTATTGTTACCGTCAACATTTTCTTGATCGTTTTGTGTGTCGTTTTGAGACGCTCCCAAACCTTTACCTTGAGTTGCCGCTTTTTTGAAAAACGAGAATTTTCTAATTAAAGCATCTATTTTTGCTCTTGCCCCTTTTTCGTCATCCAACGGGCTTGGGAAATATAACCCCGCAGCAGCGGCTGCCTCTTCAACGCCAACTTGCGCTCCAGATTCTAAATAAATCAAATCACGCACAACTCTGTTTATTTGTTGTCGTAAAAGCCGCCCATCACTTGATAAAACAGAACCTGGCCCTGTAGCTCCATACACAACGCTCCTGTTGTACTTCCCCTCTGGGAAAAGCGTGTTTTCAACATTCGATAATTCTTCAAGCGCAAAGTCTGCCTGTGCTACTCTAACTGCTGTTGAGGAATCAATGGTAGGCTTTTTCGTCCCGATAACTTCCTCTGCAACAAAGTTTGTTATTGGCTCCCCAGTAAGCGTCATTGGCTGTGGTAGTCCTAAACCACCCAAATTAAGCGGTGTAGTCCTTATTTGCTGTTGGTTTCCAGTTGGATCAGTTGTAGTTATGACCTGTGGTTTACTGTAGTACGCATAAAGTTGTGCGTATCGTAAAACATCATCTTGTGAGCGTTCCCCTGCTGGTTTAGTGGCGTACTCTCGCATAAATGCAAAGTCTCTTTCTCTGTTACCTAGTTGCGGCCCAGCAGTGCCAGAAATGCTAGTAATTTGACCAGTTACATCATTTTGTTGATAAACTTGCCCCCTGTCTGTTGCCAGCCCTGCCTCTGCTGCTTGGTCAGGTGATAAAATTGTCTGCGTTTGCGTTGGCGTTTTTCTCGCTCTGGCTACAGCTAAATTTGTCTCAAGCCCTAATGCAGCAGGCAGAGCTCGTTCTGGGCTTACTTTTGCTAGGGCTTGCAGGCTTGGGACTGCACTCAAATCCATACTAGACAGAGCTTGTGTCAAATTATCTCTAAAAGTGTTTTCGCGCTCTGCTAATTGGTCACTGGCCTTGCGTTGTAGATAAGCACCAACAAGCGCACTAGACAGCCTGCCAAGCCCCTGTAAGGGGGTTTGTACAGGTGCAGAACTAGCGCCCTGTTGCATAAGTGCCTGACCTAATACACGGCGGGGGTCTGTCTGATATGCGCGGTTCAGTTGTTGGAACTGCATTGTTGGTCTGAGTGCCATGTTACCCCCTTATGCTAATAAGTAAGCTGCGCCAAGATTGCCAGCCAAGCCAAACAACCCGCCAAGGTCAGCAGAACGTGATTGCATCGCTTGGTTAAATGCGTTTTGTTGCGCTGCCTGTTGCGCTGCAAACGCGCCTTGTGTGTCTATCATTCCAGGTGCGAAAAACGATGCCTGCTGTATCTGTGGGCCGCCAAGCAGCGCAGAAAGCTCATTGAACTGTTGGCCCCGCAGTGCAGTGCGCTCTGCAATGTCCCGCTGACGTTGCTGATTAGCAATTTGATTAGACAGAAGCTGATTAGCAATTTGGTCTTGCCGCGCTGCGTTTGCTAGTTGGGCGTTTGCAGCCGCTTGGGAGAAACCCTGCCCTTGCGCTGCTAAACCAAACTCTCCGGCTGCAGCTCGTTCACCAAACTGTTGAGCGCGTATGTTTCTAGCCTGGTTTACAATCCGGTCTGCTTCTTGTCCCCCAGCAAGCGTTGCCTGCTGTGCAAGCCTTTGTAGTTGCTCACCTTGTTGTGCCTGCAACCTGTTGGTTGCGTCATTGTATGCTTGTGAGGTGATGGGTATGCCACGGTCTGCAAGGTTTTGCTGCAACTCCTGGGTTTGCCTGTTAAACTCTGGTTGAAGCAAGCCTAGTTGTCTGTTGAACAAAGTTTGCTCAATGTTAGACCGTAGTGCCACAGGGTCGCTAGTAAGTTGCGTGAGGCCGCTTGTATCTATGCCTGTGGGTAAAGCCTGGTTTGTTTGTATTGAGCTTTGAAACGCGCCAAGGTTTTGTGTTGGGTCAATGTCTCGTGCCGCTGTTACACCAGCAAGTGTGGGACTTGTTCTAAAAGGGTTCTGAAAATCTGGGTCATCCTGGTAGATTGGGTTGCCAGCCGCATCCTGTCCTATCACTGTGCGTCCAGAAACGCGCTCAAAAGCAAGATTGCCTAAGCCTAATCCTGTTCCCTCTTGTGCAGCCCGTAATTGCGTTTGAAACGGCGTTTCTTGTGTAAATGCCGCTGCTCTGCCATCGTCAGGCACTGCGCCCTCAACGAACTGGCCTTGGTCGCCAACAAAGCCAAAGCGCAAGTTTCCATAAGGCGTAAACTGCGTGATACGATTAGCCTGAGACTGAGCATTTATCAGCTCATTCGGATCAGGTGTTGGCGGCGGTGTTGGCCTGCTTTTGCCCATGACGGTTGCTCCTTAACCATTTACACTCGTTTTGCAACATGCCCCACACAATGCCGTCATGCGGAGGGTATAGTTGCCTTAAAACACCCTCTTGGGTAAATCCAAGCTGGTGATTCATTTTCATTGCTTTTTCATTTGATGCGTCACAAGTGACCAGGATGCGGTTTACGCCCACTTGCTGAAATGGAAACGCAAATATTATATGCAGGACAGACCGGGTAGCCCAGCCACGGGAGGAGGTCGCAATGCTTGCCTCGATCTGCCCATCCCTCCAATCGTGATAAACCACGCCACCTATTAGCTGGCTGTCACGTTGTATGCCGATTGCAACTGATGGCCCGAACCCTTCAATGTTTAGCCTTTTTGCAACCCAATCCTTTATAAAATCATCTGCGCCGAAAACGGTTGTTATCATTTAGCGAACGCAATCATCAGAACAAAAGAGCCGCCCATTAGCACCAAAATCAAAAAGATAAGCATGACTTGTTTGAGAGTTTCCATCATTTCATGATGCTGCTTGTTTCTTTTTATTTGTTCTTGCTTGGCTTTAAGTTTTTGTTCTTGTAGACGCCTCGCGCGTTCATTGACTATTGACGCGAAAGTGCCAGGGCCAAAACGTAAATCAATCATTGTTGATAATTGTTGTCGTTGTTCAGCCGCAAGTTTTCTGTCTATCACCTCTTGTGCTACAGATTTTAGGCTTATGTCTGCTGCGCCAGCTTTTTTATTAGCAGCGCGGTTGACCTCCTGCTCGCCACTGAAAAAGTTATCGATATCCTTGGCTATTTCTGAAACGTCTTTTGCAGTGCTTACGCCTTTTTTAATTGCCTCAAACGCGCTTTTGCAAAGCGCAATGCCAGCCAGGGTTTCTGCAAACATTAAATTTCATCAGGCCAATCAGCTATGGGTGCATTGCCAGTAGGCTCGCCGTCACTGTCTACAGGCGCATCAAACAAAGCCATAAATGCTGCATGATCAGCCGCATCTGTTATCGCTTTTTCTATTGTGCCAGACTTGGTGCGAACTGCCGCACGATATGTTGTTACGTTTGACGGGATTGTTGCTGTGTTATCCTCAGACTTGCGTGTGATATACCAATCTGTCGGAGCCAGTAACCCTGCTGCTTGCTGCTTGATAGTTTGTTTCCACTGGCTTTTAAGGCCCAGCGTCACTACCTGTTCACCCTTTTCATCTAAGACAGCCTTGCCATCATCATCCACTTCGTTCACATCGTCCAACGCTCTGGGTGTTTTTGCATCCCAGTAGAACCGATTGTCAAACGGTGCTGGTGGATCTTCCCATACAAGCCCTGCCGCTTTCTTATCTGCATCTGACCAGATAGCCCAGTTTGTAGGATGCGTGACAGTGCCATCAGACCAACTACGTCCTTCTTTAATAATTCTGTCACCTAATTTCCACGGCATATCTGTCTCCTATCATCGGGCGTTGGAATATTTGAAAGGTTGGTCTGCAAAGGCTAGGTAGATGTAATTAAAATTACTGTAATTCGAATCAGCATCTCCGCTGCGAAACTTAAAGCCATTGCTTAAAAAATCTATTTCATCTTCCCCTGTCTGTTCAGCGACAGATGCATTAGCATGAAGATGCCCGTCCATTAAATTGAATGGTGTGCGCTTATTGTCAAAGATTGTCCAATTTCTTGTTTGGTCATAACTTTTTATCATAAGCCACGCTGGCCTAAATCCAGTGTAAACAAACGTGCCATCAGAAGAACCGTTGCCCGTGTATGTGCCAAGCTTGCTGTAGCCATCAACGCTGTGAAAACAGTAGGCAACATAATCTTCTGAACTACCATTTACAGTTGTTGCAGTTTTTACTGTGAAAACTGAAGAAGTAGGCTCTGTGTCGTTCCAAAATGCATCGCTATCTGCTTGAGCGTCAGTTTTGTTCAAACCAAGATATTTTGTTGCACCTGATATTGAGTTATAAACTCTCCAATTTCGTGAATTGTCTCTGCTTTTTACAATAATAAAATCTGGCGCACTATTTAGACCATGACCTACAGTTGCCGTTGAACCCGTACCCGTATAAGTAAGAACACTGAACCCTGCCTCAGTATTTGCGGATACAGATGATGTAATTGACCCATCAGTGTTGCTAGATGCAGAGCCGCCAGCCAGCCAGCTCCATCCTACTATAGAATCTGACGATTTATTTACCCCTGTGTCAGAACCAAGAGTAAAACCATCATTGTCGAAAGACATAAGCTGGTCATTGTCTGTGTATTCTGCATCACTAGTGCTTGAAAAAAGAGTTTCATTTGCACCTCGTATAGAATCAAACAGCCTGTGGTGTAATGCACTTGACCTATTTTTAATCCATACCCAGTCGGGCTGGAAAGACAATGATGAAATGCTTTGTGACGAACCGTTGCCTGTCCACAATGTTGTTTCAAAATAATCCGCTGGTTCTTCGTCCTGTGCAGGGTCGATGCTAGGGTCGGGAAGTGAAACGGACGCTAAACACAAAAAGCCAGACGGGGGGCTGTAAAAAAAGTCACCGTTGCCATTGTCATCTGTGTTGCCTTGCGCTGTTTTATTACCAGCAAAACTGCTGTCTTGACCAAAGTTTACGTTAAACTCTTTTGTAGTGCTTGTGGAACCATTATTGTAGCAAGCATAACAACCCTCTGTTGCAAGCCTACTTATGGTGCTTGAAAATGCTAGTGTGATCTCAAGTGAATTGTTTTTGTAAAAACTAATCTCTCCATCATCCATATTTACAGCAACACCAATAATATCTGTTGCGCCATACGTTGCTGGTGTGCTGTTAGAACCAGTACCCCAATAAACATCACCAGTGCTGTAGTAGCCAATACTATCACTACCCGAAATAGAAATGGTGTTGTTGTATGTGCCTCTATCAAACGCACATACAGCACCAACATAGCCTGGATATGTGCCAATAGCCTCCCAATACCATTTTCCACTTTCCATTAGAAAAGTGCTGGCATTGTTGCCCATATTAGCTGTCGAAAGCTCTAAGGCTCCCTCTTTCCAAGTGGTGCCACCATCTCCATTCAAGGGGTTCATCGTAGCCCAGTTATTCGTAGGGCTATCTAGCACCACATCTGTTGCCGCCAGGCCGCTTGATGTCCAATCATTTGTGTTTGCAGATTCATCATCACCCAAAGCACTGCTATCGTCAAAAGGAAGGTAAAACCCAGTTGTGCCGTGTGAGCCAGTATAATCTTTGGGTATCCAGATTCCAGCTTTTGTTTCTCCAAATGAAGTAGGGGCTAACTGACTTCCATCTACAAAATTAATTTCTGCCATGTAACCATCAAAATACGCAGAAGCAGAGTAAGAACTACGGCCAATAGCATGGTCATAACTATTTGCATTGATTGGCAAAGCCGAACTTTGCGATATGGTGCTTCTGTTATCAGTAGAAAACGATGTTTCTTCAGTGCCGTTAATATAAAGTCTTAACCTGTTTGAAGCTGTGGCTTGCGTTGTATCACAAGCTAAAACAATGTGCATCCAAGCTGATGGGTCACGAAATGCTCTATTCGTTGACATACCTCTTGTTGTAGAACTGTTTTGTCTCCATGTAATATCAAGGCGATTGCTTTGAGAATCTCCTCTAAGCTGTATATAAAAAAGATTTGTAGCGTAACCAGCACCAGCGGCTGAACCTGACCAAATTACTTTTTGAGCAGATACGTCTGCAATTTTTAACCAAACACTAAAAGTCCATGTTGATGTGTCGCCACCAGCACTAGAGCCATAAGTTTTGTATAAGTATGCGCTATCACCGTCCTCGAAACGCAAAGATTGGTCTATGGTGTGCGGGTAAAAAGAGGTGGATGGGTTGTACATCCACTGTGATGAACCAAACGGGCCGCTCATTAGCTGAACGCCAACTGCGGCGCACCCAATAGGATGCGGCCTGATGCTGCGACAACATAAGGCACGATGTCTGTTGTGCTTGCGGCTGATGATAGTGTGAGGCCAGCCCCGCCAGCAGTCTCATAGTCTGTGCCAAGGCTGACTGTCCTGCCGCCTGTGCCATCCTGGATCAAAACCAAAAACCCGCTCTGACCAACTTGTTCTGTAGATGGGTTTGCAAGCGTCACATTACCTGTGAGGGTAAGTACATGGTTTTGATTTGCAGCAAAATCTAACGTCACAGAGCCAGTGTTGCTGGTGTCTGTGTTGGTTGTAGCAAGGGCAGTGCCGCTTACAGTGACACCGTTTGCGGTTGTTTCTATCTTTTTGCTGTTATCGTGATAAAGCTCAACAGCCCCGTCATCTATGAATTTTGCAAGTGTTTCGCCTGACCCCTCGACATTCAATGTGCCAGCAACAGCCAGGTGTCCATCTGTGCCATCCCAATGAATTGAAATATCATCGCCTGTACCAAATGACGCTTTTGCATTGTCGGCAAACTCAAGCCTGTTATCAGACGCATCAAAAACAATGTTATTGCTCGCACCAGTAAAGGTCACATCGCCTGTGAACGCGCCCCCAGCAAGAGGCATGGCAGCTATATCAGAAAGCACCTCTGCCGCAGAACGTCCCTCAACAGCCGTGCCGTCCACCCTCAGAAAATCATCATCTGCAACACCGCTTGTGAATGTTGCTACATTTCCGCTTGATATGCCGCTGGTCGGCAGTTGTGATGTAAGAGCTATTGTACCTGCACTAGCTGGCAAAACCACTGTGACGTTGCCTGAATATGCAGAATGTGGTGACGCTTGGAGTTGTGTGTAGTGTTGGTTACTGAATTCACAATAAAACCTTACATAAGATTCTGAACCACCGTTTTTGATGGATATCGCACCTTGTTCCATATCAATGCCGTTAGTGCCGTCTACCCTAACAACGCCCGTACCGTTTGGCGTTAGCGTGATGTTACCGTTAGAAACACTAACTATGTCCTCGCCATTGACATCAAGCGATCCTCCAAGCTGGGGAGTCGTGTCGTCAGCAACATTTGATATTGCGCTCGATGTGGCAAGCCCTGCAACAATCGTGCTGCGTTCAATTTTTTTCAAACCGCCGCCAGAAGTATCGACAGCCAAAAACACATCATCATTTGCAACAGTTGATATGGCTGACAGGCTTGTGATGCTAACAGGGTTGAAGTTTGTGCCATCAGCAATGAGCAGATGACCTGCTGTGTTTGTTGACATTGTTATGTCATCACCAGTGACAGTTAGATCACCAGTTATTGTAACATCACCTCCAGCGGTTAAATTGCCGCCTATGGCGGTGGTTGAGCTTGCTACCGTTGCATGAGGGGTGTGTGTAAAGTAGCTGACAAAACTGCCAGATATTTTAGAATCCAGTGTAAGTGTGCCGCCATCTGCAATCGTCATTTTATGATGATCTGCGTTGTCATCGCCTTGGTCGGCTTTCAATACTATACCAAGGGCTGCGCCTTCTACGGCTGCCGCTATCTCTAAACTGTCGTTGGTTGTCTCGTCATATTGTATTGTGATATCTGAGTTTGTGCCAAGGGTGATGGTTTTGTTGTCAGGCAGGGTGATGCCTTGGGCAAACGGGATTGCGGCTGTGCAAGTCTGACTGCCATCCTTCAGGATTGTTGTTGTCAGGCCAGTTGCAAAGCCATCAAGTTCAGTATCAAAC